CGGTGTTCGGTGTTCACACCATCGTCACCATTACTCCCACCAAAAACATCTTGTTGCGGTGTACAAACTGCGGCGAGACTGCAACCATCACGGTGACACATGTTCCAAAGTCTCGCTGACTGGCTGGACAACACGGTAGCAGGCACTATCATTGGTGGTATTCTCCTGGCGGTTATGAGCTACGTTTTGACGGTGCTCATCTTCCTGCTCTAGTGAGTGGAAAACCGCCCGCCGTCGGTATATACGGCTCTCTCTCTAATTACTTATAAAAAACGCTATGAAAAAGAAAGATAGTTGTCTCGAATTATTGTTTATGGCCTTAATTGTACCAGCTATGTTCACAATCGCTTGGAGTATTGGATTTGAACAGGCATTTGTTTTCTATGTGGTGTTTGCTCTTAATGCGTTCGCTTACCGTTTCAATCGTTTCAATCGTTAGGTCGGCTCTCTCTCAATAATTATTTTTATATATGAAACTAGAAGACCAATTGGTATCGCGTGAACTTTCAAAGAGGATGGAAGAGCTTGGGTTTGAACAGGAGAGTTTGTTTTATTGGCTAAATGGAATACCTTACCCAAGATGGTCCTTAGGAGTCGAACTTGCAAAAAAAGTATATACACCAAATAACTGTTTTTCAGCCTACACCACAGGGGAGTTGGGAGAGATGTTAAAAGAATGCGACCATCCAGTACCTTACTGGTGCTCTCAAGCAAGTGTGAAGTCATGGTGCATGTTTCGAGATGGGGAAGCCTACAACATCAATGAAAAAAATGAGGCAGATGCTCGTGCACAGACGCTCATCCACCTCAAAGAAAACAACCTCCTCTAACCCATAGCACATTATTTACTTATTTATGAAAGAAATAAATAACGTCTGCAAAGAGTGTGGCATATCAGCTAATGTACTAACTTGTATCAGAAAGTATAAGAACAGACCACTCAAACTATGCTTTGATGTCTCTACCTATCACGGAGGAATGTGCGATATCTGTGGAACATACACAGATGTAACGGAACCAAGAGACTTTTTCTATCCAGATTTTAGTCTATTACCATAACATGATATACTACACCTATCTCGTATTAGCGAGAGGTTAATGAGGAGTATGAAAGACTTACGAAACTGTCGGTGTTGTAAAGCCACATACGAAAAACCTACAGACTATTGGTGTGTGTCACCGCTTACAAAAGACGGAGAGATAGTAGAGCCTATAGGATTTTGTGAGTTCTGTGACAAAAATAATCAAGAATGGTATATTAAAGATAAACAATGTCACTCACAGTTAAGTGAGGATAATTAAATTATATGAAACAAGAAGAAGCAACAAAAAAAGTCAATGAGTTCTTAAAAGAACTTCAAGAAGCAGGGTATGCATTAGAACCAGTGCTCCGTTCCAATCAAAGAAGTATTGTGGCTGATTTTAGCCTTAGAGCGTTGACAGTGGCAGAACTACCAAAGAAAGAAGAAAACGTCGCTCCTGAGGCAGTGTAGTGCGTCTGGAACGCTTTATTTACTGACCCTACCGCCCTATATTATCTAAAAACATTTCCTATAGCTATTGTCTAGCTATGTGTAAAGATTGGATGATGTAGGGACGGTGGGTTGGACAAAAAGAAAACCGCCTATTACAGCGGTTCTTTTATTTATTTCTTATTTGCTTCTTTCCAGATTTGTTCTAGTTGAGATTTGGTTTTGATTTTTTCAGGATTTAAAACTATTGTTATATCAGAGGCAATTTCACCGACCTCCAAAGCATCATCAATTGTATTTTTAACGACCACAACATCATATCCTTCAGTTTTAGCATTATTTATAATTTCCTTTTGTAATTCTGGATTATATCTTTTTATATTATCTATTGTTTTTATTTTTGCATTTTTATCAATAAAAGCATCTAAAACAACCCCATCATCATCTTTCATTGTTGTTATTATTTCTTGTTTTTTTTCTTTAAGTGTATTAGCATCTATTTTCTTTTCAAAATACAAATCATCTAATTTATCTATTTCAATCTGTTTATTAGACTTTGAAATATCAAAATAACTTTTTGCAACATCTTTGTTGTTGGTTAAAAATATTGCTTGTTCGCCTTCTTTTGGTATTGCAAATTCTTTAAATCTTGCTTTTGTGCCATGATAAACAGGAGTACCTTGTGCTTTCACAAACTCCTCTGCACTCTTATACTTCTTAGCTTCATTGATTAGGCTGTTTTGTGGGGTAGCTTTGTTGACTACTTTCCCTTCTATTACATTAGGTTTACGAGAAAGATTGCTAGTATATTCACCTGACTTTTTCATTTTTACTTTAGCTCCTCTTTCAAAGATTGTAGGAGGTGGTGTAACTAAACTACCTTCTGTAAGTTGCATTTGTGGTTTTACTGGTACTCCCACAGGTACTTTTGGTATACCAGAGCCACTAGGTGACGGTGTAAATGGTTTTGGTTGTATGTTTTTTATTCCTTCTAGCACCTCTTGTTTTGGTAGATTTATTACATTTGGTGTCATTGATTGTGGCACTGTACCACCCCTAGCAGGGAGAGCAAGCATTTCTTTGTATGTATCATCTAATTGTCTTTGAATTGCAGGTGCGGTCAGTTTCTTTTCTCCTACAAAAATACGGTCAAGAATTGGTTTAAGAGCAGGGACTGTTTCAGATAATGTCTGACGTTCTGCGACATTTGCTTTAGCTAACCATTGAGCAAATCGTGATTTGAATGCAGGTGATGAAAGAGCTGCGTCAACACCAAAGTCTGCCAATGCGACACCGATAAGAAGTGGATTGAGCGTTGTTACACCAGCTAACAATGAGACAACACCAGTAATTCTAGCCCCAAGTGGAAGTAAGTTAGCACGACTAGCAATTTGGTCTCTATATAAAATTGCTTCTTTTGCAGAAAGCAAATCAGATATACGGTTGTTTAGTTTTTCTGCACTAGGTACTGCTTTGTTTACTTGTTTGTTGATAAGTCGGTATGCATCAAGCAGTGTTTTGTTTACTATCTTTTCCTCAGACGCTTGACCAGTCCAAGTACGCATATCTCCTATCATTCTTTTCAGCTCTATAGATTTTTCTGGGTTTAAGACCAGACTTTTTGTTCCTTGTGAAACAATTTCACCATCAATTAGACCAAGGTCTTCTGTCAAAGCTCTTTTTGCCTCTCTTAGTTTGTTGACACCAGCTACATTGTTTTGTTTCACTAAAACATCTATTTGGTCATCAAAAATTTTACCAATACCAGTTAGGTCGATACTTTTGTTTGCATTTACTGGGCTTGTTAGAACGTTACGAAGTTCTGCCACCAGAGAGTCAGCCCTCTCCCCAATTTTCTGAGCACCTTCTTCCAAGGTATTGAAAGTAATACCCTCAGACACAACGCCACGAGCAGGATTTTTACCATACGTTTCAAATTTTTTAAGTGGCTTGACCATAGAGTCAACGACTCTCTCAGCAAGACGCACTGATTGTATTTTAGGAATTTTACTTGCTACTTTAGACAACCCAGCACCAGCTACAGGAAACGCAGTAGATAACGCACCAGCTTTTAATCCTTCAACAGGAGAACCAGTTTGTAGTGTACCTACAGCAACGTCTGAGGCAACTTGTGGGGCAATTCTAGCACCGAATTGAGCTAGTTTAGTACCACCAGAGGCTTTAGATGCAAACTGAGCTGCTGTACCTGCTCTTGTAGCAAGCCCTGTAGGAGCTAAGAATTGAGCAACGTCACCTACTACCTTTCCTACCTTTTGAGAGCTTGTACGGGCTTCTGTGAGGCTTCCAGGCACTATATCAAGGCGTTGTTCGACATCTGTTTGTAATTGCTGTGCAGAGGTAGCTTGAGGTTGCGGTTTGAACATGTCCCCAAGAGTAGGTTTCTTGTCAATCCCTATAGCACGTTCTACAGATTTTGGCAAGAGTGTTTGAGCGATAGAGCCAAGAACACGCTCACCCAGTCCAGATGCTTCTTTTACCGTCGACAGAGCAGATTTACCTACACCTTTAGCGACACCAACAGGAGCTGATTGTTGTAACACCGCACTTTTAGCCTGTGGCTTTGCTTCAATATAAAAGTTAGCCAACTGTACGTCATCGTAGCTATCATACTTTCCAGGGTTTGCCTGCTTGAGTTTTTTTCCTATTTCCTGTGGAGTAAATGTTTGTGCCATATTATGAGTTATAGATAGAGACTACATTTTGAACGTATTTTGGGACAGTTGTACCAAGTACATCTTTTGCGTTACCAGCTTTTGCCACAGGACGACCAGAGAACCACACACTCGCTACATCTTCTACAGTACCATATTGCTGTAAGATTTTACCCATTTTGTGTTGTGCAATAGCATCTTGTATCTGTGGATTTTGGAGGAATTGTTCAGGTGTTACGACATATCCTAGTGCTTCTTTTGACCAACTAGGAAGGTTACCAGGCATTATTTGGTACTTCCCCAAAGCTCGCTCTCCTTTGTACGTCCCACTTGTTACGACTGGACCACGAGCTTGGTAGTTTCCACCGCTTTCAAATTGTCCAATACTGTTTGCTATTTTTGCAACTGTGTTTGTGTCGTTGCCAACTTTATTAAAACCCAGCGGGTCTACAAAGTCAGATTGGAGAAAAGGGTTTTGGTTTTGCTGTGTTTCAATTGTTCCTAAGAATCCATTCAAAACTCCTTCAAGACGTCTCAATTTATCCAGAGAAGTTGCCTCAGAATCAGTTGGTTTTGGAAGAAGATTTTTGTACAATTTTTCTTCATTGTCAGTAATTGCAGCACCAGAGCGAAGACGTGTCATAACATCTGCAACGTTTCTTTCTGCCGCTACATATTGTTTGTTACCAGCCCAACCAGGCAAGAATCGTTTACCTACATTGTTTTTAATATATTGCAAATCAGTCACAGCTGACTGCACTGATGATTGTAGTTTCAGTTGGTCACCACTGAGTTTTTTAGGAGGAGTGACACCACCTTGTGCGATAGAAGCGTATAGTTTCAAGTCAGCTTCAGTTGTATATCCTTTGTTTACAGCGTCTTGTAACTGTTGTGAACTAAGTTGTTGAGTTCCAGCACTTGCTAGGTCTCTTTGTGTTTTTTGTATATCAAGTTGTAATTGTTGTTCTTTAAGAGCTTGCATTGGGTCAGCACCACCAGAGGCAATGACGTTTCCAGCAGAGTCAAACCGTATTTGTCCAGGAGCAAGAGTAAATTGTTCAGCTGTAGTCGGAGAAGTTGCAAGAGTTGTGACAGTACCGTCAGGCATAACCCGAACCAAAGAGCCTCCAAGTTCTCTTATTTCACCTTGTTGTGTTTTTTGTGCTGCCTGTTCAAACTCTGTTTGTTTCAATGCTCTTGCTTGCTGTAGTTCTCTCTGTGCTTGTCTAAGAGCAAGTTGATTGAGAAGAGGCGTAGATTGAGCAGTAAGAGCGGCTTGACGAGCTGCTGCTTGGCGTTGTAAACCAGCTTGTTGACCAGTAATAAACTGCATTGCAATTGGTTGGTCTTCAATGTTAGCGAGACCAAGTTGTTCAGAGGCAGAAAGAGTCTCTTGTTGAGCAGTCAAATCAGCAATTCGTTGTTCCAAATCCAATTCTTCTTGAGTTTTTTCAAGAGAATTAAGATAATCCTGTTGGTTTTGGCTGAGTGTCGGTGTTGTAGGTGCAGTAGGTATCGTAGGTGTTTGTGTTTGTTCAGTAGTGCCTGCTTGAGCAAGCGAAGCAAGAGCATTTTGCTGTGCTGTTCTGTCAGTCTGTTGCTGTGCCTGTTGTTGTGCTTGCTGTTGTGCTTGAGCTGCTTTTTGTGCTTTACGTTCTCTATATGCTTGGATAGGGTTGATTGAACTTACAGGCGTTGTTTGTGTTACAGGTTGAGCCACTTGTGTACGTTGTGTTGTTACAGGTTGCGTGTTGGTTTGGAAAGACTGCAAAGGTGTTGACTGCTGGCTCTGTACCTTTTTCACAATACTCTGAGTTTTTGCTGGAGGTGCGAATGGACCAACAGCAGTAGATGTAAAAGACGTAGGAGCTTTGACACTCAAAGACGTAGCACCAAGAGCAGGTGTACTTGTTTTCATCGCCATATTAGACGACATAGTGCTAAGAGGACTTGCACTACCAAGTAAGTTCATTCTACGTTTTGTGCTGTTGTTTGGAAACGATTGCAATGGGGTTGATTGTAAAGCCATATTAAGTTATGTTTTGAGGATAATCGTTAGGATTTAATAGTTCAAAAGCCTCTAAATCAGCAGAACCCATAGCAAACGTGGTATTGACGTATTCATCTTCAAGTTCTTTTACTTTTTCGTTATACATTCTTTCATATTGAGTACCACGGGTGACGTCTCCATTTTGATACCAGTATTGAGATACAGCGTAGTATACAGGAGCGACGTCGTAATTTTCAGGTAATACACTCATTTCTCCAATTGTATACGCTGCACCAGCCACTGTTGTGCCTTCGTATTCGTTTTCAATTGTTAGTACAGTTGAAGAAGTAAACCCTACAATTCTATACCAGAACCCATCTGCATTTACTTTGATATATCTTCCTACCATTGCTGTCGTAAACGTTGTACCTGCACCTGTAATAGTTGTACTTCCAGCGGTAGCAGTGATAGTTCCAGTCGTGTAATCAGCGTTTGCCAAATCACGAGTAATCTTTTTATAGTATATCACAATATCATCTCCACTGACAGAAGGTGTAGGAAAAAAACTGATTGTGCCGTCGTTGATATAAAAGTGGGATAAGTAGTTACTCTGGTATGGGACATCTGTCAAGGTGTTCCAATCGTTGCGACTTTTCACCTGTGTCAATGTAGTATAGTAATTTCCTTCTTGGCTTTTGACAGAAATAAGTTTTCCGTAATCAAACGGTAATACATAATCTGTTTGACCAGCCACGGTATCAAAAGACTCACTTCTTTCAAGAAACTTCCAAGCTCTTTGCTTTCCTAGGATATATCTAATACCGTCGTTAATAAGTTGGTCTCCAAGAGTAAGATTTGCTGTCTCAACGTTGTTTGTTAGCGAACCGAATAGATTGCGTAGTGTAGTAAAGCTCTTCATATTTTTACGTATTCATAATAAACTTCAATTGCCCTCATAAGAGGAGGAGTGATTGTGTTACCTTGTGTGTCGTACAAACCAGATATGTTTAGAGACGAGAATGTTTGAAATGGTGACCCATCAGCATTTGTTGTTCTAATAGTGACGTATGTGTCTTTTTCAGATGAACTAGCGAAGTTTGCAAGTGCGTCTTTATCCAAAAACTTTACTGCGTTTGCCCCAGAATTGAAGTAGTAAAATAAATCAAGACGGTTTCGTTTTGTTGTTTCACTTCCAATACCTGACCAAAAGATTTTTATCTTAGTAATACGAGCAGTTTGCCAATCCTTCAATGGTACTTCTAAGTTTGGAGTGTAAAACTCTGCTCCGTCATAATACCCAGATAATGCCTCTAATGAAGTAGTTGCAGATATAAAAAACTTAGTCTCAGCAAAGTATCTTAGCAATCCAGAAATAGAGCCAGCTGATTTTGAAGACCGTTGTAATGAAGCATTATCTCCAAAAGGATTTCCATACTGGTATAAATAACCATCTGAGTTGAAAAGAATTATGTTTGGACCAGTCTCTACACCTCCATAACTAGGAATTGAGGTATTGAATTGTGCAACTTGGTCAAACGCATTACTACCATTAAAAATAAGAATTGCCGACTTACGGTCATTAGTCAAGAAAGACGAAAGTCCGCTTACAAAACAACCGACAGTTCCTTTGTAAGAAAAAGCCCCATTGACATTGTTCCCTTGCAATGGGATGCCGTAAGTGTAGGAAGAAGAAACATAATCCCAAAAGAATGCCATACATTCCTGTCTTTGAAAGGAAGAAATGTTACCCACAGTGGCATTTGAACGAACAGCGAATACAACTAAATAATTTTGCGTCTTTGCCATTGAAGTAATCTGAAATCCACTAGGTAGGTCAAGAGCAGAAGCATTGAAAGTTGTACCGTCAAATGATGCAAGGTTTGGCCCATTTGCAATATACAAACGTCCATCGTCTCCATTTATCATTGGGTGAGGAAAGTTTTTAGACAATACCGCACCGCTTGTCGGTACAGTACTCATGTAGTCATCATCAAACGTAGGAGCGACAGGCTCAACACGGCCAACGTCACCATCTGTATTATCGTTCCAAGAATAGAAAATATAAGGAACACCAGAGATATAATAAATAACAGCATCTTCTGATACCACCGTGTTATGTCCTCCGTGTGCAGAGATAGTATGAGGCCAATTGGCGTCTGAAACTAACGCATTAGAAGCAACTGTTAGTTTAAGAAGTTTTGTTGACCCATCCGTAATATACGCAGAAGTGTCATAAGCCACACCACCTTTACAAAAAGCACCAACTTGGGAAGAGTTAGTTACATTTGTTGGGTTTGGTCCAGGAGAACACGAACCAGGCCAACGAAAAGGGTCAATACCAGTGCTAAAAACAAACCCTTTTTTGTCTGTAATTCTTAGTGCTGATGAGCCAGAGTCCCAATAAGAACTAAAACCAGCCATCCAATCGCTTGAATCGTATCGAATCATCCCACCTTCATTGTTTGTAGATATTTGAGCCATACGCTAGCGATAATCTCCCTTGCCGAGAGGTCTTAAGTAAAGAGTAACACACATATTTGCTGAGTTAGTGAGAGTACCTGCGGCTTTCAAAGCAAGTCTATCCCCAACGTTCATTGTTCTATTTTGTAATAAGTCACCTGTTTTTGTTTGTACGGTATTAGCTGTGCTTGCGGTCGAAAATGCCGTGACAAGTACGTTTGAGCCAGAACCTTTTGCTGTAATACCAGTTAGTTTTTCCACTTGTACTGTTCCGCTTGTAGATGCTGTACCGTGTACTTCCGACACCATCATTACTTCACATGGTTTCATTGCTATAAAAAATATAGGATAGTTTGTAGATGTTGCAGGAAGTGTATTTTCAAGCCAAACAGTTTGGTAAAAACCGTCTTTATTAAATATATTTTCAAAATAAACTTTGTCCATATTAAACGAGTCCATTAAAGTTTTTAACTGACGCAATCGGTAATCCATTTACTGTCTTTACCAATGTTTGTGCTAGACCGTTAATTGTTTTTATACTTGTGGTTGTAAAAGGATATTGTACACCATTTCCACTGTTGTATAATTGGTCTATTTCAGTTGTGTTCAATTCTTTATCGAAGAAGTATATTTCATCTATTATATGACTACCTACATAGGCATCTCTAAAACCGTTTGTAACTGTACTGGAGTAACTCAAGGCGAGTCCTGTATTAAAACTAACTGTCTGTGTTGTAGCAGAACCATTTAGGTAAATCTTTCCGTTTCCGTTTGTAGCATTATAGGTAAAAACAAACAATGTAAAAGCTGCGGTATTTGTGATTGGAGATAAACTTGAGAAGTTTCTAGCAACGCTATCAAATCCAACTATTTGAATGTTTGCCGTAAACTTTCCATTATCTATTAGGAAAAATCTATTTCCACTTGTTTCAAAATCTGATATATAGTGTCCAACTGCACTATTTGGTTTATACCAGAATGACACACTAAAAGTACCACTGGTCGGCAACCCAGTTACCAAAAGACCAGCCCCATTGTTAGCGGTTGGGTATTGATAACCAAGATTAATTTTTCCAGTAGCACCAAGTGCTCCTGTTGACACGGTGGCACTATTACCGCCACCTGTAACATCTGTAGATGTTGTTCCAGAAGATTCGTCCAACTTCCAACCAACAGCACAGTCATCTGATAAAGCCATATAATTATGTATGTGTTATATAATCAGGAGAAGGATTAAACCAAAGTTCATCTGCAGTTAAAGCTACACCAACAACACGGACAACTACATCTGTAGTGACTGGTTGTGTCCCTGTAATGTCTCCAGCTGTTTCAGAGACGTACATCTGATTATTTACTGTCATTGCTGGGAATGCTGTGTCAGCTCTTACAATTCCCTGCAAAAGCATTGTAGTAGCACTGCCGTCTGATGCAGCAGCTAATACACAGATACCAAGTATTCCTCGTGCGTCCCCGTCTGCTCCCTGTGCTGCATTCGCGTCTGCAAGTTCCCAGCGACTGTCAGTAGGGTCAAGATAACATAAGTCTCCGAAAGCTAGTGTTGCTCCAGCTGTTCCAGCTCTTGTAATACCGTTATACGTTCCGTCAGCTGAGAGTGCAGGGTCATAGAGTAACGCTGCGTTTTCCAACATTGTTTGTGCTCCACCTAAAGTTGCAGTGTTTATTGCTGGAGAAGTGATTGTTTTGTTTGTAAGAGTAGCCGTAGCACTATTTTTTGTTGCGTCAGAAGTATTATCTACATTTCCTAAACCAACATCACTCTTTACTATACCAGTTGGAGTGTTAATAACAGGTGAAGTTAGAGTCTTGTTTGTCAGTGTTTGTGTAGTGGATGTTCCAACTGCAGTTATATCTGCGTCTGGCATTGTAAGTACACGCACTGTTCCAGTAGTAACATTACCTACGTCTATTCTCATTTGTTTTGTGTTGTCAACAGGGTCTTGTACGATTGACGTCGTATCATTTACTGGCAGGCTTGTACCACCAGTTGCCGCAATAGTCACATCTACTCTATCATCTACGACATTATCTGTCACAGTAAGTGTCACGCCTGAACCTTCAATAAAATTAACATCCCAACGTGTACCAACTAACGTACCATTTTTATCTACATTTATTTGTTGGACACTAGTATTATCTGCGATTGTTGCCGAACCAACTACTAAAAGTTCTCCGTTTGCGTTAGTTTTAATAGCACGAAGTTCCCCAGTGCTTTCATCTACACCAAGCATGGCTGGTACGTAATTTTCATCTCGTTTTGCTATGTCGTTTGCCATATTATATAGTTATACCTGTTACAATGACTCGACCAAATGAGTCTGTTAAAAGTGAAGTTGCTAGACCGTTATACTCAGCTTGATTACTTGTGACATAGTTATCGTCCACTTTGCTGTTACGATTTGCCGTAGATGTCCCACTTACTACAAACTCAACCACCAATTCTCCGTTACTACTTACTTTTAGTGGTACAACTTGACCAGTTGGATTCTCACCAAGCAATGGTGAAACGTAATTATCATCTTTCATAGCGTGCTTTTAATTTATTTATGCGTGTACGTTCTGTTTCTAGCTCTTTCATCTTAGCGTCAATGACTTCTTCTTTTGCCTGTATTCTTGCAATCTCTTCTTTTACTTTTCTTTCAACTATTCGTAATTCAGATTCTTTTTTATCTAGTTCATCCTGTTTATCTCGTAACATGTTTTTAGCAGTACGTTCCATTTCAATGATATTTGCTCTCTCCTGTGCGTATTGTGTTGATAAGTTATTTAATTCTTGTAATTGAGCATTTACATGTGTTACTTCAAGTCGTAAATGTGCTTCTCGTGACTCTATTTCAATCTGTCTTGATTGTATTCTTATGTCTTCTTTTTTAAGAGCAATCTCTTTATCTTCTAAATATGCTTCAAGTGTCACTAATTTTCTCTCTTTTTCCTCTAGTGGCTCAAAAAGTGTAGCCAACTCACGACGTTTTACTTCTAAATCTGCGTTGATTGAGCCTACAAGTTCACTATGTTCACGGAGTAATTGCGTTTCTTTCTCTTTTACTGCTGTTTTTAGTGACTCGTATGCCTCGTTTGTTTCGTTAATAACACGCACCTTATCATTAAGAGCACGTGCTTGGTATATCTCTGTATCGACTTTCTGTTTTCTGTCTGGTTTTTGAAGTTTCATATAAGTATTTCTTTAATCCCCACTAATGGATGGGGACTGACAGATACCTATTTCTTGAACTTACGGATAAGACCGTAAATTGAGACTACAGAGCCATATAGTGCCATAACTACAAGCGTTATGTTACCGATTTGGTCTTCTGGTATTTCGTACCCATATCTCTCTCCGTATTTGTATAAGAGAGCCACTGTAAGCACTGATAAACCTTTTACTGTAAGCGAAACTCTTTCTGGGTCTTGGCTACTTTGTAGCATTTTTGGTAGTTTAGACATAAGAATTTTCTTTATTTAGAAAAACCATAGGATTGACACGACCTTTATATCCATTCTCCATATTTGCCTCGTATTTTGAGCCTTTCTTTCTTAGAAGTCGTGTAGCGAAGTGTAAATGTGCTCCTGTTGTGTAGCGACCTGAGTTGCCACATATACCTAGTATAGCACCTTCTGTAATTCTTTTCCCTACTTTCATTGTTTCTCGAATACTGTCAAGATGGTAATGTGTGATTTCTAGCTTAAATTGCTCGTCTTTGTGGATAACTGAGCCATCTCCTAGGTCAGTATCTTCACCTTCCCAAGTAAGAACGTCAGTGATATATGTTACACCTCGGCCGCCTCCATTATCAGTGCCAGCCCAAGTCACAGTTCCATCAATAACAGCCTGAGTTTTAATCTTTCCGTTTTTGTGAGAAGTATATGCTTCTATACGTCTGAAACCTGTTATATTTGAAAATATATAGTGATACCAGCTTTTTGTCTTAAAGTCGATACCGTCGTGTCCTTTCAATCCTAATTGAGCATAGAATTTAGTTTTGTTTTCACCAAATCCTTGATTAACAAGAAACTTGTTTCTATTTTTTGCAAATGTTTTTAGAAGTGGACTTCTTAACATACTATTTTTTACGATAAAAACGAAGCTTTAATTTATCTATAAATGTGAGGAATGGAAATAGTTTGAAGTTCTCTGGTTTTACAAACCCTTTACCGCTTTTTGTCTGTTCAAGCATTACTTTCCCCATCGAGTTGCGGAGTTTTTCTTTGTCGTATATTTTCATACTAGGCTACTCTACGTAGTTTAGGTAAACGTTTAGGTGACTTGCGTGGTACTAGACCAAATATCTTTTTCACCCTACTGTTGGATTTCTTCGTCGGCATAGTTATCAGTAACGAATGAATAAAAATGTGTTTGTATACTTATCTGTTTTATTAGAAGAAGTGTAATAAAAAAGAGTAGAAATGTCATTACTAATAATACAACTTCGACCAAATAATATCTGCTCATATTATTTACCAAGAACTAGATATGTCATCACTGCTGTTACGAATCCTCCAAAGATAGCAGAGGCAAGCCCCCAAAATGCTTTTGATATTGTGCTTTTGCCCTCTTGTACAGCTTGCCACTCACGTATCTTTTCTATATCTTCGTGTGATTTTTTTACTTCTAGTTGTAATTTGTCTGTTGTCTCTTTAAATACGTCTTTCATGCTAGAATAGGACGTAAGCAAAGCATTATTTTCAGCCCATCGAGCATGAAGGTCATCAACTTTGTTATCCATTTTTTCAAGACCGCTCTGGATTGTGACTTCCATTTTTTCAAGGCTCTCCTCAACACGTTCGATAAGATACGTTACCTTGTCAAGTATCTTATCATGCTCTACTTGTTTTCCTTCTATTTTTGAAAAACGTTCTTCGGACATACTAGATATTATGCTGTAATATTTTGTGCGTCTCTAATTGCTTGGATAACATCACCAGGTGCAGAAGCTGGGTCGATAAGAGGTGTAACTACACCAGTAATAGGATTAAGCTCTGCTGTTGTTGGAGTAGGTCGTCTTTCAATACTATACAAATACGTTGCGTAATTGTTATTTGGAGTAACTGGGTCAAGAGTAATACTACTAAGAGTAGAACCTGTCAACCACGCTGCGTCTCCGTTTGTAAATGTACCAATGTATGCTGGTAATTCGTATGTTGTTTGTGCCATATTGATTAGTTAAATTAAATTAAGATGCTGCTGTAAGACCTGTGGCTGCTAACATTGCATTGATAGCTGCGATTGCTGTTCTTGATTCTGTATCTACAACAGCTCCTCCTGCTGGGTCTGCAATATGTGCAGGCTGTACAACTGGTGTTGCGTTCCAAAAACCAATTTTTTGAGTTGTGCCTGTACCAATTTTAGTACCAGTTGTTGTGTTAAATACAAAGTTTTTAGCGTCAGCCATTTGCAATCCGCTTGAGTTAAATTGTAAACTTTGATTTCCTCCAGAAGTAAAATTGACGATACCGCTAGCACTAGAGTAGAAACCAGTATTACTACCAGAACCATTAAAAGTTAAACCAGGGACTGACACTGTACCAGCGTAAATCATCAACTGACTATTTGTCAGAGGTGTCATCAACTGGCCAGCGGCAGTGTATGTCGCTACTGCTCGGAAACGTGCATTGGTGTCAGTACCTTGGTTAATATATGTTCTTGCGACTGTATCAACAGTTGAGTCTGTATCAGTAAAGATTGCACTTGCAGCGAATACGCCATTAGAAGCATCTGCTGGTACGGCTGTACCTGCTCCGATAAATGTGCGGAAGTTTGTACTACCAAGACTTGTTTCAACTTGCAAAAACCCAACACCACCTGTTACTGATTCAGCCCAAAGGTTTGGTTGTTTGTACATTTGGAACCTACCCTTTGTAATACCAAATACATTTATACTAGACCCGCCGTTTAATACACGCCATAATACATCCGTTGACTCTAGTCCATCTTGAGCAATAGTCTGAGTAATTCGTTGCATGAAGTATTGTACCTCATTCTGTGCATCAGAAAGAGCAGAGATACTTGTTTGGTAAATAACATCTCCGTCGGAAGACGCTTGTGACAAAATACGAATTTGTGAGTCTAGTCCACTAGATAAACTTGACGCTGTTTCAAGTTTGAGTGATTCTTCAAAAGGGAATGCAGACATTTTATACTCAATGTACTCATCACTTGCAGTCCCTTGTACTAGAGCTATATTGTTCCCATCTACTGTGACAGATGTGGTGTACGAGCCATCAGTTGAAATCCAAGATGCTGCCGCACCTTGCGTCAGAGAACCACCACGAATAACATTATCACTACCAATACCGATAAGATTTTCGGTACTAACACCATCTGTAAAAAGCCCTTCTAAGTATGTATCATTTGCCATTGGTGAAGTGAAACCACCGCCACCCCCACCACTACCGCCACTCGCCACTACAGGCGATAATTGAAGTCCCATATTAAACAGTTACAAAATAAAAGCTAACAACTCCATCTGCTGAATCACGAACAATATATATAGTGTCCATACGCCCTACACAATATGCTTGCGTCACACCAGCAGTTTGAGTATGGTATTGTGTCATACCAGCAACTTCTGAAACTCTCAAAGCAGTAGAAGGTGTAAAGACTACCTCAGCAGCGTTACTTGGTATGGAGATAGCAATTATTGTGCTTGAGTATGCAAGTGGTGACAATTTTGGTGTATTACTAGCGTCAGCGGTTACAAAACCAGACCCAGTTGGGATGGAAATACTATTGTCATCTTTTGGCATTGAAAGGTAGTCTTTTGGCATAAAAAATTATTCTGCGAGTCCTTCAAATGTTTCTGATGGTACAGATGTTTCAGTTGGTGCTTTGTTAGCCTCGACAACTTTCTTAGGTCGTCCTGCTTTCTTTTTAAGTTCTTCTTTGACCTGCTCTTCAAAGACTTTATCCTCATCTGGAATATCAGTAGGATGTGCGTCTTCAATAGATTTAATACATTTAGCGTGGATTGATTCACGTTTAGTAGGGTCAAGGATAGTATCAGCACCAGCTTTTTGAAGTTCTCTATCAATTAAATGTTTAGCAAAATGTTCTGCTTTTGCTGTTTCTAAAATACGCTCTTCACCTGGAGCAAAACGATATGAGCGTCCATCGAACTTCTGCTCAAATACTTCTGTTGTGTAGTTTACAAATACAAGTGCGTTCATATTGATTTTTTAATAAGTAAAGTAATAGGAGGGGAGTGGTTACCCCTCCACATACTATGTTAGTCAATTGACAAGTAGATAGTGCGATACTCTGTATCGACTGCTGCCTGCAATGCTACACCAAGCTGGAACTCACCAGCTGCGTCAAGAGCTTCAACAGCACCAGCAACGCCAGTACCAGTTGTGAGAGCAAGACCAGCAGTGATTGCTTCATCAGCAAGTGCTGCACATGCACCACCTGTCTGAATCCAACCGTAGTAGGCTGCTGTGATAGTGACGTTAGGAATACCAACTGGCATATCTGCCTGGTCAGTAACTGAGATAACTACACTGTCCCATGGGTTTTTTACCAAAGACACTTCACTTGAAGTTGTCAATGCAACCTGTACTGGTTCAGCAAGATATACAGTGATAGTAGCAGAAGCATCACCAGCGTCGTTTGCACGAATGCGGTATGAAACGCCCTCTCCTGTTGCGTCGTTTACTGTAAGGTAGCCACCTTCGTATTGGTCTTTTGTTGCCAATGTAGCACCAAGAGTAACCTCAACTTGAGTAGCACCAATAGCTGCGGCTGCTGCAACAGCAATGTTTGCGTGGTCAGCAACCTGAGTAGCTGCTACGCAAAGTTTTCCTGGAGCAAGGTCTGCTGCACCTGCCTGTGAATATCGGTATAGGCGACCGTCTGGAGTTTGTCCGAGAGTTCCTAGGTCGTGTGACGCTACGGAATCAATAGTTCGGACGTCACCAGAATAGATTGTTACAAATCCTGTAGATGACATAAAGTTTTAGATTAAGCCGCTGCACGAAGGACTTGGTAATAAAGTACCGTGTCGTTTCCTGGGTTGGCTGAGAATGTAAACGTGAGTGTGTTTGTTGTAGGAACTGCTTGAAGCAAAGTGACGTTACTTGTTCCGTTATCTTTGATTTGAGCAAAGATAAGGTCAGTAGCAGCAACTCCTGTGACAGTGAAAGCCTCAGCCGCTGCACCACCGACTGTGGTAACTTGAGCTGCATACTTTACAACGTGTGAAGGAGTGATACCACTTGCCAATTTAGCAAGAGTAACTGCTGATGCAGTAATATCACTTGTTCCTACCGTGTCACCTTGCTGTAAGGCAAAGTTACTATTTCGTAGTTCTCCCATAGAAGACTATGTTAAGACTAAGCGGTAGTGATACCAGTGATTTTTCCTTGACGACCTGGGTCAGTTGGGACGAGTTCACCACGAAGGATGATGTGTCCAACAGCAGCAGATTGGTTGTATGAAGGTTTCATTTTGTTCCATACAAATCCAAGGTTTGCCATGTTGTTGTCAGGAGCACCTTCGATTTGTGTCAAAGTACCGCCAATTGGTTCTTCACCCATGACTTCTACTGGTGAACCAGCAACGAACTTCATGAACTTAGAGTTGAGGAAATACATAACACCTGATGTTGCTTTAGGGTCAAGCAATACAGGAATGCCTTTATAGCGAAGTGATGTAGCACCTACGTTGTAAGTGTATTCACCTGGTTTAAGAGCAGTATATTGGTTAAGAGCCTGTGCAATCTTCTCATAAAGAGCAGATACTGTACGGTCACAAACCAACATGTCTGGACTGATACCTGAGTCAGTGATTTGGTTGTATGTTGAAGCCATCAAGTTAGCTGTCAATACACCACCACTTGCTGCAACCTGATAACCTTTCAATGTTGGGTAAGTTGTTTTTGAAAGGCCACCGATTGTAGCTGCGTTTGTTCCATCGTCAACGATATTCTCAAGACCATTGAAGTCATCACCAACACCAGTTCCGTAGAAAATAGTACCGAGTGATTCTGCAAGGTCAACCTCAGCTTCCTGAAGTTTGAAGCGGAACTTGTCTGTGATAGATGTGTCTGATTGTGAAATAGCAAGCTCGTCACCACCAAGTGCGATAGCCATAGCAGCTGATTTCATCTCAAACTCCATGTTTACAGTAGTTTCTGCACGTGAAGTAGGGAGAAGGTCAAGACCACGGAATGTTACAAAAGTGTTGTTTGCTTGGTATTTTACTGGTTGAAGGTGTTTGTTACCTCTCCATTTTTCACTGTTGCGAAGAATGGTGTAGGCAAGAGGGTTTGCTGTCAATGAAGTAGCTACTACCTTTGCCAAGCCGTCCTTTAGAAAGGAGGAATTGTTTGGATATGGCATAAATTAAAATTAAGTTTGAATCGAAGACCAAGGTCTGTTAGCGAGGTCTTGAATGTTTTTGAATTGACTCACACTAGGCGTTGGGGCATTACTTGTCTGAGTGGCCACTGTTCCCCTATCAGTTGGAGGATTGATTTGTGCAAAGATTTCAGCACCTTTTGCAAAGTCATACTCGTAGTCTGCTGGGTTTTCAGGGTTAATTTTGACAATAGGGTTGCCTGAGTTAGCCATATCAGTGAACCACTTGCGAAACTTTCCTGCGTCAATGTTATGTTTGACTGCAAGTTCTTTCACTTGTGTTTCGTATTGTTGTGCGTATTGTTTTGTTAGTTCTTTTTCTTGCTGTATCTCTTGCTCTTTGGCTTTGAGTGTTTCAGCAATAAGAGAGCTAATTTCTTCTTTACGTACAAACCCTGATGAGGTTTGCTCTGTTAGCCTTTTATATGCTTCCCAATGTTCTGGTGCGTTCGTACCATAGAGGTCAATAAACTCTTGTGGTACGTTGGTTACTTCTTGTTGAACACTTGCTGGTTGAGGTTGTGGTTGATTTAGCTGTGCTAGTTTAGCGTTTAGCTCTTCCACCTGTTGCTTGTAGGTGTTTTTTTCTTCCACTATCTCTTTAAACCGTGGGTGTTCGTGTAAAGGTGGCACAATAGGTTCTTCAGTTTTTTTATCCTCCACTGCTGGAGTCGTGTCTGCCTTAGGCTCTTCTGCAACTGGCGGAGTTGCTGGTTCGCCTGGTCCATCAAGTTTAAGTTCTTGAATCTCGCCAAATAGTTCTTCTGACATATTGGGTTTTTTCTGGAAGTGAGTGATGCTTCCGATTAGCACTCAAGGTGGTCGTGTTTTAGACCATTTGCTATCTTGTAGGCGGAGAAACCAATAAAACTTCACCTACTAGACAGCCAACGGGCTATAACACTTTTACCTTTTTAATTATGAACTCTGAGCAGATTTTTCCTTCCATTTCCAATTCACTTTCTACCATTTGCACAGAGACTTCTAGTTTGTACTTCTCTCCGACTTTCCAGTCTTTTATTTCTGGTACATCGTTAGAGTTAAGTTCTAGTTTTGAGGCTTCCATCATTTGAATAGCCATGTATTTTGGGTCCATATTATTTCATTTCTTTAAGAGCTTGGCGTTTAGCTCGTTGGGCTACATTAAGAGCAATAGCTACTGCTTGCTTTTGTGGCTTGCCTGACTTCATCTCTTTAGAGATGTTTTTTCCGATAGACTTTTGTGAGTACCCTTGTGTAAGTGGCATATTATACTTGTAAAGGAATAGTATCAGTTGGTAACTCTTGAGGTGCTACTGGCATATCTACTGCTGGCATAGCCTCTTGTGGAGGCATAGGCTGTTGTACAGCTGAGTAACCGAGTAGAGCGAGATATGCTTGTGGGTCTCTGTTGTAGAGCATTGTCTTGATAGCATTCTCACGTGGGTTTTCAAAGTCTAAGCGTTCGTATAGAGTCTCAATGTCAAGTGCTCCAGAGTTGAAAAGGTCAATAGCTTCGTTTCGTACAGTCAATGGGTCACGTGGAATCATTGAACCTTCTTTGATTGAAACTAAGAAAGGTGTCTCAGGCAACTGTTCAACCCATGGTCTCTCATAATACACGTACATCATCTGTACACAGTAGTTGTAAGCGTAGTCAACCATTTGCTCTACGTATTCAGAGATAAATCCGATACGACTTTCATCACTTTGACGTGCAATAATCTTTCCACGCACTGTCTGGTCTCTGCTATCCTCTCCACGTGTTACAGCGTTTGTAGCGAATACTTGGTCAATAGCATCACGTTGGAGTTGCATCTCGTTGTATACGTCACCAGGAAGCCCAGGAGGGGACACACGCTCGATACCTTGAGTAGTCTTATCATCAAAGGCTACCAATCCACCGTCTGTAAGAGCTTTATTAGCAGAGACTACTTGCTGTTCGTCAAGTCCGTAAGCAACAGTAGAGTTATTCATGCGTGAAACGTTTTTGTCTACTTGCTCGACTCTATCGTCCAATGCGTATTGGTTCTTTTTAGCCTGCTGTAGCAATCCTGTTTCGTCGTACACACTTGCTTCACTCTCATATACATGAAGAAAGGCGTATGGGTACTCTGGTTTGAGGAAATGATTTTTTGGTTTGTCTTCTGTTTCCATCTCTACACCGTACTCATCAAACGTTTTGTCTTTCTTTGCGTAGTTAAAGTGTGGGTGTTTAATCTTGTATGGAAACGTGTTTTCAAACTCAATTATGAGATACTCAGGTGTCCACCATTCGATATAGACAATGATAGAATCTAGGTTTCCCTGTGTCTTTTCTTCTACCTTAGCCTTTGATTTAGGGTATAGTTCTACAAACTCACGTGCTGTCATTGAGCATTGTTCTCCAAGATAGCGTCCTTTGTACTGAGATTCTTCGATATATCCGTCTTTGTCAAAGTAAAAGCGTTTGGCTACCTTTGGAATAAGTTTTGTAATTCCCTCTATTGCGTTCCATTCAATCTTTAAGATACCAAGTTGATAGAATGTCCAGTTGCGTGCAACTTGTTTAATTTTAAGTTTCAATCTTTGAGTGTCAGCAATGTATTTAAGTTCAGTTGCTACAGTTGCAGACATTTCATTCTCTTTCATCTCTTGGTCTTCTACAATAGCCTCTGGGTTTTGACGGGTAAGAATAGGCAAGAATGTTTCAAGTCCAGTAAAGGTACGGTTTTCTTTCAATGCGTTTTTACGTACTTGGTCAATGCCACCACCTGAAAGAACTCTGATACCTTTCCAAAGGTCAATGTTTTCCTCCCATGAAGATTTTACTTTACCCTCTAGTTGTTTACCTTCTGTTTTCCACATGGTCGTTAAACGACCCAATTCTTCATCAGGTAAGTTAAGTTCAAGCTCAGGGAATTGAGCTATGATGTCTTCTTGCAGGTCATTGGATGAGTCGCCAGTCATAATTTTTAGCTTTTGAAATAATACCTTTATCGCCTATTACTGTGATTGAATCCACCATTTGAAGTGGGTTTGTTTGTTGTACAAGTATCTTTGCTTTACTTGCGTACTTACTCATACCGATACGCCAGTACAATGTAGCGTGACAAAGGTGGTCGTCACCTTTACGTTTCCACTGTCTTCTTGGCACACCTAGCATGTCTTCTTCTTCTACTCTATAAATGTTTTTGAAGTGTTCAGCGTAGTCGTTCCATTCTTCAGGCTTTCCGTTCAGTGTCATCAAGCCTTTAGAAAACTCATCTACTATGATTTGCATCATGCGGTTTCTATCAGCTACTACCGTTCCGCTCTCTCGTCCTGTTCCCCATGACACAAGTTGCTGTGTCTTTCTATCAACTCGATACTCACACATGAATACACGGTTTGGGTACTTATCTTGTAGCTCACGAGGCTTTGTAAGGTCTCCCTTGCTGTCCATGACGAGGATAGCGTCTCTATTCTCATTCATGACCTTTTCTATTTCCTCATAGCCTTTAGAGTGTCCGTAGTAGTAGATACCGTGCTTGTTTCCCATGACGTACCATTGGGTGAGACCTGTATCGCAACCGATAACAATTCTATCTTTCTGGTCGTTTTCTTCTTGGAAAACGCACTTCATAATATCTCCTTCATTGACGACGTTTCCTTTACCGATATATGGAAGTCCTAGCACCTTAGTGTAAAAGTATTCTTCACTTTTGGTGTCGTAGTATTCCTTTATTTTTTTTGCACTTACCCAAGGACAGAATAGTGATGTGACTTGATAGCCACTTATCTCTCTGTCTCTGTACTTTTTAACCCATCGTCCTTTGCGTCTATCTTCTTCACGCAGAGGTTGCTTGCAGTGTTTACAGATGTACGTTTCTGCTTCTAGGTTGATACTGTCTGGGAAAGACATGTATTGTTCCTTAGAGCATCGTGAACATTTGATAAACCAATGCTTTTGGTCTGATAGGTTAAAATGCTTATTGACTCCAAATCCTTCAACACTAGGGTGAGAAAACCACCATTCGTACTGTTTGTCAGAATACTGCAAACGTGTACTATAGGCTTCGATAATCTCTTGCTTACTCGCATCTACTTCATCGTATACATTGAGGTCGCTAGATACCATCATAGCGGCTTTATCCGTCCATGTTCCTCTGATGTAGAGCATGTTGTCCCCTATCTGCTTTTGTTCTACTGAGTCTTTGTCAGTAGTCCATGATTGCATGATAGGGTTGTTTGCAAGAATACGGTTTATCTTTCCCCCTGCAAAGTTTTTGGCGTCTGTAACTGTTGGTAATGTGTAGATTGCATCAAGTTTATGATACTTTACAGCCCACATGACTTTGAGTATCTGCATGAGTGACAATCCGACCTGTGCTGGTTTCTGCACCGCAATCTTTTGCGTGAAGTCTTTATACAAGTCGTACTGCCACAGATGTTTGTTGAAATCTACCTTATCACCTGTTTCGTTTTTTATGTTGTAATGTTCAATGAACAGCAGTATGCTCTTCGTCGTTAGGTACTCCTTCTCCGCTTGTGTCAGTTTCATACGATTTTTTTCCAAAGATTCTGTCGTAGTTCTCGTCGTACTGTTGTTTGTTTACTTTGTAGCTTGAGCTACTCTTGTGTGATGGGTCGTTCATACGATTCTTTGTTTTTATCTTCTATTGTTTCTACAAGGCTATCTAGTTTAGAGTTTACTACCTCAATAGGATTTCCTTCTTTCCCTGTTATCTCAGTACGAGTTGCCCATTTCTCTTTGCCTAGACGTTCAGCTACAAACTTAGCAGTGTCTTGTTTTACTTTAAGTAGTCCAGTATCTATCTTCATGTAGCTCTCTCCATCCTTTCCTTCTGTTAGCTGTATAGCACTCATTTCTAAGATTTCATCAAGGACTTTTTCTGCTTTACTCTTCATATTCAGGTCTCTTAGGATTTCTGATACCCATTCTAAACCTTGAGCTGTGATAGTTTTTGAGTATTCTTCTGAGAAACCTGCTTTAATGGCGGACTGTAGTGCGTTCCCAAACGTTTCGCTTTTAGGGTTGCAATAATAGTTTTTGAAAGCGAGTTGTTGTGGGTTTAAGTCCATACTGTTACGTGTAAAGTTTTGTGGTTTTAATGTGGTCTTTGAACTCTTTGATTTCGTCTTTGTTTTGTTCTATTTTAGTTTGAGCTTTATGACGTTCTATGTCTTTATTGATTGAGTCTGTAGGGTCTCCGTAGATAAGTTCGTAGTCTCTGTGATGAGGTTGGAGATAGTCTTTGGCGTAGGCTTCGTAGAACTGTTTGTCGTTGTAGTATTCTCCGTTAGGCAGTTTACGTAGTACCCATTCAGTACCACAGTCATTGCATCTATGCTTTTCGTCCACCATTCCATCAAAAGCTGGACAGGTGTCAATTAAGTGTGCAGTGTGGTAGCCAAAGTTTCTTGTACACTTCTTTGTTTTTTTTCTTGTTTGGCATGAGAAGCACATACTCTAATTGCTTTCATCTATGATTTGTTGCACGGTAAACTTCTTTTCTGGTATGTATACGTTTGCTTTAGGTGGGTTGAGTTTCTTCTTTATCTTTTCTTGGGTGGCTTTTGGTGTTACTTGATAGGCGATATAGCCTAGAAGTAAGATTTGTAAGAGTGTAATCATATATACTTTAGGCGAACCATATAGAGCGTACGGGTTCGCCTTGAGACACTAGGGTAGTGTCGTATGTGGTACGCCTAAAATATACCTGTGGATAAGTCTATGATATGTACACTTGACAATATGTACATACCATGTTATACTGTTTATGTAAGTGATGAGCTTCACGGCAACAATCACATCGAGACTGAGGGATACGGAAGGTTACGACTTTCCAACTCCCTCTGCTCTCACAAGAAACAGAAACATGAGCATAAGTAGTATATCATTTATCTTGACGGAACGCACCACTGCGGATATGTCAAGAGTCTAACTCACAAAGTTATCCACATATATGAAAACTATTACTCTTTCAAAAACATTTTTGCGTGGTAGAGGATACGAGGTGAAGATAGACGACAATGGATTTGTAACAAAAACACATTTCAGTCACGCAACAAAAGCAAGAAAATACGTCAGAGATTTCTTTGAAGCAAACGAAATTACAGTGGTAGATAACATTCCTCCATTTGTAAAAAAGCCAAAGTTCAACAAACGCTGGCAGTAAATAGAGGATTTACCTCTGACTTATCCACATGTATATGACATACGACGAATTTTGCAAAAACTTCACGTACAACGCAGACGAAATTTGCCAAGAACTGTTTGGGGTTGACTACGATGAAGTTAGCTCTGAAAATTTGCTTACACTCGAACACGCAAAAGCAAGTGCATGGATTACTTACAAGTTACAACAAGGCAATCTGAAATAATATGCACAAATATCACATTGGCTACATGGAAATACAAAGACAAAAGAGACAAGATGAGGTAATAGGTAGGGTAGTAGTAGGAAGTATTGGATTAGTGTATTTTGGAGTAGGGTTTTATTTACTTAATTTGTATTGGTAGGGTATAATTAAACTCCCTAGTAGTCAGTAGCAGTACGGCTTGATAGGCTTAGGATCATTGAGTAGGTAGGATACTGGGGGTGAGGAATTAAAACTATAAATTATATGAAAGCAATAAACGGAGTTTCTAAAGGCGACAAATTCAACTACAAAAAAGACATTTATGAAGTGGTGGCTGTGTGCAACGTTGTAGACGTAGAAAATGGAGAGATTATAGATAGAAAATGTTACGCTAGAGGTGTTACAACACTAGCAAAAAATGTTTTTGAAATACCTTTTGCGACAGTTAGCTTGAACAAACAAGAGTAATATGATTGATACTAGACCGTGGTGGAAACAGAAAGGACAGTGTTGCTGTTTTCCAGAGGGAATTCATTGTGAACACTGCAAAGAGTCTGTGCATACAAGAGAGACAAAAGACTTCTTTGAGAGACTGAAAATGAAAGAAACTGTGATGATTGTAAAAGATGACGAGAAACCTATATGACCAAACTAGAAACACTAGAAAAAGAACTCTACCCAGAACATAAAGAGAAATACGACTTAGAAAAGGTACAAGAAGAGATGTGGAGATTGATACAAGAACAAGGTGTGGATAACATGCTTGACAATAGTCAGTAAAATGCTTTACAATATAGATGCTCATAAGAGCCAACATGCAGAAAAACACAGGCAAAAAACACAACAAAATCATTTACATTGTGCAATTTGTCTCGTTGACTAGCAATAGTCAGTGTGTAAGTTGCATGTTGTAAGTGATTTTTTGTTTATACAACGTACAGCACAACAAGTTTTTATGTGGTTGCTTGCCAAAAACCCTTACCCATCTTGGGAAGCCTAACACACTTGATAAGGACTGGTGTGGAAACTAGGGCAACAGACGTAAGTCCCCGCTCTGTCGATGACTGACAACGGGGGACAATGGTATGTTGCTCTAAGACTAAACGTACCGCTTTACTTTACTCCCATACAGCCCTCTTGCCTCTCCTGTGCATCGCTGTAAATACCAAGGATATAAAGTCATAGCAGGGACAGCAGGGACTAGATAGGACACTAGGTAAATAAATATGACAGAATGGAAAACAAATTACTCTCAGAGAGTACGAATGACAAAGAAAAACTATGACCGTCTTTTGCTCTCAAGGGGTGAACTTACTGTGGCGGGTAAGCTAGACGAGATACTAAACCTCTACTACGAAAACAGAGGTGGTGAGAAAGAACAAAAAGAACTAGATAGACGTATTACTCGCTATAAAAAACTTCTATGAAAATCTTTACCGATGGCTATACGATAGGCTCTAACCCTAGCAGTCAAGGAGGTGGGTATGTGCTTACTGACGAACTAGGTCAACGTATACACCGTGAACACATCCTGCAGTCTCACTTTACCAGTAACGAAGCAGAGCTACTCGGTATCAATAAAGCCAGTCAATTTGCTAGTAGAGGTGATGAGATATACACCGATAGTCAAGTAGCAAAGGCTTGGGTAAAGCTTGGGGATTGCAAGGCACGTCCAGATTTGTCGGACAAGGCAAGAGAGGCAAAAGAAAATATCGAGTACAAGAAACTGAAAGTCATACAGATACCCAGAGAAGAAAACCAAGCAGGTATTTATATTGAGAGAAATCTATGAAAACAGGAAAACTTGAAATAACAAACGAGGACTGCATGGAGCTGATGAAAAGATACCCTGACAAGTATTTCCAGCTTGCAATAGTAGACCCTCCGTATGGGATAGGGGACAGTACACTAACTTCAGGAGGTACCTGGGCAAACAAATACAAAAAAGGAGACGCTTCATGGGACGTTGCACCAACACAAGAGTATTTTATAGAACTAATGAGAGTAAGTGTTAATCAAATTATTTGGGGTGGAAATTACTTTTCTTTGCCTGCTAGTAGATGTTTCTTAATATGGGATAAAGTAGCACACATGGACACTTTGTCTGACTGTGAATACGCTTGGACTTCGTTTGATAAGAATGCAAAGATTTTCAAACATATCCGCAATACTAGCGAAAAAAGAATACATATCACTCAAAAACCGATAAAACTATACGAATGGTTATTGAAAAACTACGCCAAAGAAGGGGATAAGATACTTGACACACATCTAGGTTCTGGTAGCTCTGCAATCGCTTGTTACTACGCAGGACATGATTTAACAGCGTGCGAACTAGATAAAGAGTATTACGATATGGCTATGGAACGTATTAAAACTCAAACACTACAAATTAAACTGTTCTAATATGGACAACGAAACCTACAAACTAGAAGTCCTCAAACACATGCAGAGACAGACAGAACTCCTTGAGCTGTTAGTGGATAAGAAATATAAGCCAGTCAAGCCTAAAGTTATCAACCTTATGACACTTCTTGAACAACTAGAACCACACAAAGGTAAGTACGCTCCATCAATGATAGAAGAGTTTACTGATTATTGGAGTGAGTGTGAGAGGTGGAAACGTGAAAGGACATGGGATATTGAAAAGCGTCTTGTACGGTGGGAACGTCAACAAAAGAAATGGCAACACGAGAAAGAGTCTAAACAGTCTCTCAAACAGGTCGATGAGAAGCCTATACATAAAGACTACGGTCAAGGATATTCTAACCTCCGCCCTATCTCTGAAATCTTAGCAGAGAAACTTAATCAATAATTATATGAGAAAACAAATTATTGCTGGTATTTTTAGAACAACAGTGATGCCTATAAGTGGTGGAATTTTTTTTGCACAGGCAGTAACAGACGCAGATGCTT